GCGGGCCCCGCTTTTGAATACCCACATCAGGCGCGGGGTCTTCCTGGTTGTGGTCCCTTCGATGTATGGGTAAATCTTGTTGCTCTCATCCCACAGACCGCCTTCGTTGGTGATCTGCACGGATTGGTGTCGGAAGATAACGGCGCCGAAGTCCTTGTTTCGGATGTGCCGCAGCGGTTCTATCAGCAGGCTCCATGTCTTTCCGCCGCCGGCTGCGCCTCCGTATATGGCGATGTCTGCCGGGCTGGAAAGGAATAGGGTTTGCGGCCCCTTCTGCGGGGAGATGATTTTCTTTCCCATATTCAGTCACGTCCGTTGTCCGGGATGTAGATGATGACGCCGGAATCGTCGTTATCCGGGCTTTCGGCTCTGTCTGTCTCTACCTGGGCTTTCCGGTTGCTTTCCTCGATTGCGGTGGCCGCCTTGATGAAGGAGACGATGTCTTTCGGGGCGATGTCTCCCGGCTTCGTCACGGCCAGCGCCTCCAGCGCGGCGTTTTGGAGCTGCATGGCGATTTTCACCTGACGGCTCCGCATTTTTTTGAGCTCATCGAGGTGCTGCCGCTGGTCCTCCCGGGTCAGGAAATTGTCGTAGGCGGTCACCCGGGCGACCCAGCTCTTTTGTGAGCACCATCGCTCGATAAGTCCCACACTTTTCCCTAACTGTTCCGCAACGACGCGAGTGCTCCGCTTCTGGCCGTTCTTTGGCATATCCCGGTACATGGAAAATGCCTCGTATGCCGGGGAACTTTCGCGGTCCTGGCGTTCCCAGGGCTGCGTCTCGGTATTCTTTTTTGGCATTTCCCTCGCCTCGTTTCATCGCTCCGCTTTCTGCATAAGGCCGGGTGCAGCCGGGATATTCCGGGGCGCTGCTCCCACTATCCAGAACAGCGTCGCCTCGGGCGCGAGGCCGCTTTTCACGAACCATTGCATAGTCTTCGCTTCGTAATTCGGGTGAAGCGTTACGCCTCCCCAAGCCGCCGCCACGGGCTTGTCATAAGAAAATCCTTTCGTGTGATAAAGGTCGATGTACTCGAAATCCCTGTCGGCACCCTGCGCTTTCAGCGCCTCGTGAATGCTCTCCCTCCGGTCCGGTGCCGTGGCGACCAGCCAGACGCGCCCTACCTTCTTTCGGAAGCGGTGCAGCCCCAAGAGGACGCCGGTGGCCGTGATACCGCTTCCGCAGGTCATGACGAGGTTTTGCACCTCATCGGGTATATTCTCCACCTGCGCGGCGACGGCCCCGAGAAGGACGTCTGAATGGCCGTGCAGGTTGATTCCGTACTGGACGATGAAATCCCCGGGCTTTTTCATCTCCCTGGCCGCTGCGTGGAGCACGTTGTGTCTCCCGCTGCGCGTCGCCAGGCAGACCGTGGCGCCATATTTCATGCAGAGCCGGGGCATCGCTTCCTCCCGCAGTTTCTCCTTTGAGGTCCCGCCGTAGAGGATGACGCAATCCATCCCGTATGCCAGCGCGGTGGCCGCCGTGATCGGCGCCTGCGGGCTGTGGATGCTGCAATAGGTTATCAGGCGCGAGGTGCCGTCCTTGATGCTGTCCACCAGCATCATGCACTGGCGCATCTTCCCGCCGTTCACCTCTCCCGGGCCGAAGGGCTCGTAAAGGTCATCGCGCTTCATCAGCAGGCCGTTGAGCCGCTGTACCGGCGTGAGCTTATTCATGGGCTGCCTTCCCGAATATCTGCCGGTAATAGTCGGTCTTCTCCTGGAGTTCCCTCTGCATGATGCCTGCCAAGCTCTGCTTTGCGATCTTCTGGCCGCTGCCGGCGGTCTGGTTGAGGGTCTTAAACGCCTCCGCCGTCCCGACGGTCTTCATGCGCTCCGTGGGCTCCGGGTGTTTCCCGTTCATCATCATGCAGATGTTGTACTCGTTTGGCTTGAATCCTTCCAGGCCCTCGATGCCGCAGCAGGTCATATCGTCGCCCATGCTCCGCAGGCGGTTCTCTCCTGAGTAAAAGACCAGGCCGTTCCGGTGGGCCTCCGTCTTGATCTGCTCAAAGTCCGCCCGGAGGATTTCGATGGGGTAGCAGCAGTCGCCGCCGATGCGGACCAGCCCGGGCTTCTTCTTGGCGAACTTCATTCCCTCCAGCACGACGCCGTGGGCCCCGGCCTCCGCCACTCTGGGCAGATTCGCCAGCACGTCCTTCAGGACCTCGTGCATATACGGCTGGACGCGGACGATGGTGCGCTTCACCACCTCCGAGGTCTTGCGGAGCATTTCGAGCCGCTGCTCGTAGCTCGGGGCTCCGGTCTCCAGCTTGTCGTACTTGCTGCACACCATGCTGATCTGGAGGACGCAGTTGCAACGAGCGAGCAGGTCCAGGTACTCCGGGTCGCATATCAGTTTCCCTTTGGTGCTCACCACGAACGGGTATTGCGTCTCTGCCAGGAGCTTCAGGCATTCGAGGCTGATGCCGTACTTCTTCTCTATCGGCTGGAATGGGTCGCTCATGCCACCCCAATGGACGGGGATGTTCCAGTCGCACCAGGCCGTCTCGCCGGTGCGTTTTCCTTCGATGAACGATCTGAGCGCCTTGACGTCATCGCCCTTCTTCACGGCTTCGAGCTGGCCGTTCTTCTTCTGAACGAAGCAATAGCGGCACCCGTGGCTGCATCCGGTGTAGGTATCGAAGCGGATGGGGAGGTTGCAGAGGACAATCTGGCTTCCGCATTTGCAGCTCATTGCTCTCCACCCTCCAGTATCGTTTTCAGGATGACGGCCACGAGGCTGTCCTTCCCGTTCTTCTTGATATAGGCCTCCAGGTCATCCCGGTCCGCCTTGTCGAAGCGCAGCGAGAGGTTGAAGGTCTGCTCGATGGCGGCGAGCTCGCCGTCTATCATGCCCTGGTCCACCATGCTCTCCAGCTTGGCCTGCACTTCGTCGATCTCCGTCTGGGAAAAGCCGGTCTCCAGCGCCTGGTATCCGAGGTCCTGGAATACGGCGCCCAGCTTCTCATAGTCCCAGCGCCCGGTGATCTTGTTCAGGGCGATGTTCAGCCGCTTTTCGTCGAGCAGAGAGAGGTCCACCACTACTACGTCCACTTCCTCGTGGCCGAGGTATTCCTCTCCGGTCAATCTCTGGTGGCCGCCCACCACATTGTTCGTCCGCTGGTTCCAGACCACCGGCTCTACGAGGGAGAACTTCTCCAGGGAGTGGATGAGGATGTCAAATTCTTCATCCCCGGGCTGGAGGTCGATGCGCGGGTTATATTCTGCGCGGTTCATGTCCGCGATGCGCTTCCTTGCGAATATCATCAGCTCAGCCCCTTTACTTTATCCATGACGGCCTTCGCCAGGCCGAGCTTTCCGTAGTCCTCCACATATCGGTTGACCTTCTCGTGCTGTTCCTCCGGGAGCGTGAAGGTCGTGACGAAGGTGGGGCTCTCTTTCTTGCCGACGTCGGAAAAATCCTCGTTCAGCAGGTCCTCGATGTGGCCGAAGTCCTCGCCCATCAGGCTGATTTCCAGCTCGGTGAATCCCGTGGCCTTCATATCTCCGCCTTCGTCCTTGATCTCCTGAATCAGGGACACGAGCTTGGCGACATCCCAGATGCCCCGGCTCTTGTTCAGCAGGATGTTGAGGATTTTCTCGTCTTCCGGGCTCAGATCCACGACGCTGACGTCATCTTCCTCGATGCCCTGGGCAATCTCGACGTTTCTGCGCTGATGGCCGCCGACGATGTTGCCGGTCCTCTGGTTCCAGACGATGGGCTCGACGCTTCCGAACTCTCTGATACTCGCATAAAGGGCTTCCCACTCATCGTCTCCGGGCTTCAGCTCTACTCTGGGGTTATAGTCCGCCGGCGTCAGGTCCGCCAGCTTCATCCTCCGTATTTCCACGGGTTTCTCTCCTTTCTACGCAGAAAAGCACCGCCTTTCGACGGTGCTTTTCCCTCGCGCTATTATTCATGGTAAGAATCTTAACATGAATAAATAGCAAAGTCAAATTGCAAAATTGCACGGGGAAATTGCAGAAAAGCACCGTAAAGGTTTCAGCATTTTTCAACATTCATCGGACCGCGCCTGCCCCGTAGAGCATGACGGCGATCCTCTGAACGAGCCGCCGGCGGTTCCTCCACACCGTGGTGGTGTCGCAGCCAATGGCCTCCG